GTCGCCTTGATCAGCTACGCGGTCGCGCTCGCCTACGCCCAGCAGGAAGATGAGGTTCTGGAAGGGACCTACATGAACCGCTGGCAGGCCGACGTGGAGGGCGCTCGGCGGGCGATCATGGAGCCGCGTCATCATCGGCCGCTGGTCTATGCCGGATCGATCCATACGTCGCCCGTTCCGCTCCCGTCGTGGGTGTTGGCGCCGCCGTGATCCGCAACCCCACCCCATATAGACGGCTGCAGCCACTCGACCTGTTCGACTTCACGGGTGGCCTCAACCTGCGCCTGACCGACTTCATGCTCGACGACAACGAGTCGCCGGGGATGCTCAACATCAACATGGACACGCGCGGTGGGATCGTGACGCGGGCAGGGTGGACCGGCTGGAACACGGCCGACGTGGTCGCCAACCCGACCGTCAACTGGCGTCCTCGCAACGCGGAGATGCATCTCTACTCGACGGGCGCGTTCGCGGTGTTCGTGACCAACGCCAACAAGGTCTGGTCCTGCCAGCAGGGACAGAACTTCATCGACCTGGGGATCGTCGCTACCGCTACGCCGCACCTTGCCGACATCGCCAGTTGGGGCGACACCGTCTACATCGCGGCCGGGCGCGCCAATCAGGCAGCCAAGGTCATCAACCCACCCGCGGCCGGGAACCTGGCGACGTTGCTCGCCAAGTCTGCGATCGCCAACTACAACGACGACTACTCGATCCCCAAGCACGGCGTGTTCCCGGCGTGCGAGTTCGCTGAGCCCCATGGCGGCTACGTGTTCGCCGCCAACATGATCGAGGACGCGGTCACATACCCCAACCGGCTGCGCTGGTCGCATCCCGATCAGCCCGAGGATTGGGCGAGCGCCGACTACATCGACATCCTGCAGGGCGGCTCGAAGATTACCGGCTTGAAGTCGTACCGCGACCACCTGTTGATCTTCAAGGTCGACAGCGTGTGGGCGTTGTACGGCTATGACCGTGACTCGTGGCAGCTGATCAAGGTCTCGCTCTCGATCGGCGCCCCCGGCATCGCCGCGATCACCAAGTCCGACGACTCGGTGTATTTCTTCTCGGCCTCATCGCGCAACGCGATCTACGCCTACCAGGGCAGCAGTCCAGTGCTGATTAGCGAGCCGATTCGACGCGCGACCGATGCGATCACGACCGACACCGACGTGTGGCTGGGCTGGGTCAGTCGTCGGCTGTGGTGCTCGATCCCGTACGACCCCGAGCCCGAGTTCGGGAGCCACGGCAGCGTGATGGTGTTCGATCCCGAGATTGGCAACGGCGCATGGGTCCGTTACAAGCCTGCGCTCGGCACGGTCGCCTGCATCGTCGAGCGCTCCGACGTGGCGACCGAGTACCCGATGGTGATGACGTGTGGCTGCACCGGATACGCGGGCGTGATGCGCACGATGACGCAGCCGGGTCTGGCTGGTGACACGTTCAAGCCTGCTTCGGCGCTCGTCGGCTTCCGCAACTACTACCGCACCAGCTGGAAGCACGCCGGGATGCCGGACCTGCAGAAGTCGTGGCTGCGCCCGCGCGTGATCGCTCGCATGCCACCGCAAGCCGTGACGGTGCGCATGAATACGTACTGGAACTACGACTCGACCAACGTGCAGCGTTCGCATGTGTTCAGCCTCAACTCGTCAGGCGCCGTGTTCTGGCGTGCGGGCGGCGCCGCCGACCCGCTGGGTGGCGGCTTCAACTGGGGCAACGGCGCGATGTGGGGAAGCGCAGGCACGATCGGTGACACACTGACGCGTCCGACAGCACCCGCTGTTGCCGCGCGTGGTGGCTCGTTGGGCTGGGCGCGAGCAGTGATGTTGGAGTTCTCGCCCGAGGATTACACCAAGGCATTGGCCTGGGCGGTTGATGCGATCGTGATGAAGTACACGGCTCGGAGGTTCACAACATGACGGCCATGCCCCCACTGAGGGACATTCTCAACAACACCCCGGCCGACGCCATCAACGTGGACTTCAACTTCAACACGCTCGAAGCCCACGTCGGCAGCGAGTTGATCAATCGTGACGGATCGGTGGCGATGACCGGGTCGCTGTCGCTGTCGGGTCCGCCGACAGCCCCACAGCACGCCACCAGCAAGGCGTACGTCGACTCGAACGTGATCCCGATTGCAACGATTTGGGAGTACGCCGGGGTGAATGCTCCCGCTGGCTGGGTGTTCTGCGATGGCGCCTCGAAGTCCACGACCGATCCCGCCTACGTGGCGCTGTTCGCGGCGATCGGCTACTCCTTCGGCGGAGCAGGCGCCAGCTTCAACCTGCCCGACAAGCGCGGGCGGGTTGGGGTTGGGCGCTCGGCTGGTGATGCGCTGTTCGGCAATCTCGGAGCGACGGGCGGCAGTCGTGACCTGATCGTGCCGACTCACACCCACACCGCCGATCAGCACCAGCACGGCGGTACGACCAACACCACCGACATCGCTCACACCCACGACTTGCAGAGCCATGTTCACGGCGTGCAGCACTCCCACGATTCGGGGCTGCGCTACGGCTACGACGTGAACAGTGCCGGATTCTCGGGACCGTCGAACGCGGTCGCGAATGCTGGCGCCAGCGTCGCGCAGGGGACACCGTTGGTGTTCACCACTCGCAAGACCGCGATCGCTGTCGGGCAGGAGGATGGTCCCGGCCACCAGCCGACGTACGGCGCCGACCGCACCAACTCCGATGGCCCGAACACCAATGGCTCTGGTGGGATGAGCGGGAACAATCCGCACAGTCACCCGTTCGCGACCGATTTCCGCACGCCGACGATCCAGCCAGCCGGTGTCTCGCCCGCGAACGGCAACCTGGCGCCCTACGTGACAGTCAACTTCATCATCAGGATCGGATGATGGCGACCTACTCCCCCTACGACGCAGGCGCCTACGAGCGCCAGAAGTCCGGCGTCGAGTACGACTACGGCCAGCAGACGGCGACCAATGCGTACGGTCGCTTCCTGTCGCAGCAGCGCGGTGAGCGTGGACTGGCCGACCAGACGCAACAGTTCAATCGTGGCTACGCCCCGTACAAGGCGCAGTACGGCCAGCGCGGTCTCGCGGGTGAAGGTGTGCAATCGGGCGTGCAGCAGCAGGCGATGCAGAACTACACCGGGGACTACATGCGCAACTACGGCTATGGAGCCCAGGATTTGACCCAGCAGCTGCAGCAATACGATCTGAACCAATCCAATCTCGATTCCTTCCACCAGCAGAGTTTGGGTGAAATCGAAGCGCAGAAGGCACAGTCGATCGCCAATGATGCCAACGCGATCGAGTGGCTGCGCAATCTCGTCGGAGGTCTGTGATGCCCTACACCAACGGCAGCGGCGGCTACTACATCCCCAACCGCTACAACCCCACCGCGCCCGTCGTGGGGCGTACGACCGCGAATCCGATCAACAGCCCCGGCAGCACCAAGAACGTGCTCAGTCAGCTGGACTACAGCAGTTACGGCCCGAGCGACCCGCGCAGCCCGCTCAACCTCAAGACGCAGCTGCTGAACTCGGGCGTGCCGCGCTCGGCCGTCAACGATCCCTACAACTTCGTGACCGGATTCGGGCAGTACATGGGCGGGGTGAACGGCCAGGGCGTGCAGACGACGCAGCCGATCTTCCCGACGACCGCCGCCAAGAGCGGCGGTGGCGGTGGTGGCGGCGGCGGTGGCGGCGCGGCCGGGATCGACCAGAACACGTTCGACTGGCTGATGGCGCAGCTGCAGAACAAGCCGATGACGCTCGGCTACAACACGCTCGATTTGCCCGACCCGAGCCAGTACATGAAGTGGGACCCGAGCCAGTACGACACGGCGCGCCAGGGGGTTACAACAGGCATCGAGGGCATCCAGCAGCGTGCCGACACCGCTTACGACGCTTCTACGGCGGCGCTGCAGAACTACGTCAACCCGTACACGGCCGGGCCGCAGCAGGCCAACCCCAACCTCTACGACCGCTTCGGGGCGCTGGCACAGGCCAACAACGCGATGGGGCCGCTGCATGATGTCGTCGGCCAGGGCACGCAGGCCGATCGAGCGATGGCGAACGCTTACGCGCTGCTGGCTGGCAATGATCAGGCTCGCCAGGCCGCCAACCTGCGAGCGGTCCAGGGTGATCGCCAGACGACGCAGCAGAACCTGGGCCTGGAAGGCAACATGTTGAATCTCGGCGTCAACCTCGCGCAAGCGAAGGGCAAGTCGTCGTTCGATACCGCGTTGCAGAATGCGCAGTACGGTGCCGCCACCAACGAAGCGATGGCGAACTACACCAACCGCAACACGGTCGATCAATCGAACGCGACGACGTTGAACACTTGGCAGC